AAGGAGATCTAATTTTAGACCCTATGTGTGGAAGCGGCACAACATGCAAGTCAGCGTTCCAACTTGGCAGGCGATTTATTGGTATAGACATCAGCCACGAGTATTGCGAGATCGCAAGAAGTCGTCTCGCCAGGGTGAATCTTCAGCTGCAATTACCACTATAAGCAGCTGTTGTTCGCCTACTCTTGTAAACGCCGCTATTTCTGCCCCTCGTGCCATCAGAAACGGGCCGTGGAGTTCGGCGAGTGGCTTTGCGGGCATGTGCTCCGGGCCGTATAGGAGGAAACCATGACGACTGAAGATAGAGAATACATCGCATTTTGCAAGGGCGCAAGGTTGGATCAGGCAAGGGTTTGGTTACAGGATATAGCAGCAGCAGATTGGGGCGATTGGTGCCGACCCGCCTATGGGTTGCAACACATGGCGAAAGAAGCTCTCGCAGCAATTTGGAAGGAGGAGTGACCCATGCCAAAGCGTAACGAATTCTATGGGTTTGAAATTATCCAGGCAATGAACGCTCGCAAACGCCAAAAAAGGTGGACAATCCTGCACATTGCCGCATGGTGGGCAATATGGATCATTGTTGGCTTTGGCGTAGGCTATGCCCTCATACACATGGGGTACTGACTATGACCAGCCGGAATGATCTCCTCTTTGGCCGATTCAGATTGAAGAGAAGAACCGTTACAGCTCACAATGGAATATGTGACCCAGAATGTCCTGACAGTTGCAGATGGAAAATCGGCCAACAATGCGGAAAGTATTGCGGTCACTCAGACGGTAAGCGATGGTCAAAAAAGGTAAACATCAACCAGTGCAAGGAGCTACACAATGAACATGAAAGAGTTGCAATACAGAGTTATGATGAGATCTAAAAGAACAGTCAGCAAAAGTGCAATAACCAAGATAACTTCCATTACCGTCAGACTCTTGGCAGACCAACTAAGTTGCTATCCATACGACACCGTAGCATGGCTGAACAGGTTCAGAAACACCTCAGCATGTTTGGAGGAAGCGAAAGATGAGTAGCAAGGCATGGAACCGAGTAAAGCAACATGGCAGCGGCCATTACAAAGCTGCATTAGGCCAAGTTGAACCGATTGATCTGATGCGAAGCACAGACATTCTTTGGAACTTTGCCATAGGCAACATCATAAAGTATGCTTGCCGAAACAAGCACTTACCGAGCGAACTGACCATTGCCGACATGGACAAAATCATCCATTACTGCAATATGCTAAAAATCATTACACGCGAAAGGAATCAAGATGAAACAAGGGGAATCGAGCTGTGAAACCTGTACGTTAAAAGAATGCGTCTATGTCAAACCATACGTTGCTTCACAAAAACAATTCCCCATCCTCTTTGTTGGCCAAGCCCCAGGCAAGATTGAAACCATTACGGGCCAACCCTTTACTGGCCCTGCCGGTAAGATGCTCTGGCGTATAATGACCAGCGCCGGAATCCGCAAGCTCAGTGTGGACATCACCAACGTAGCGAAGTGTGCTCCTCCCGATGACCATAAGCCGACTGACAGTGAAATCACCGCTTGCAAACCCTTCCTGAAACAAGACATTCACCTTGCTTCGCCAAAGCTGATCGTTGCCCTTGGCGATGTTGCCAGCAAAACGCTTGCCGGATCGTCAAGGATCATGTCCATCCGTGGCTCCATGTTGCCGCTAGTAGCTTGGTTCGAATACGATTGCCCAGTCCTATGTTGCTTGCATCCGTCCTTCATCATGCGACAGCGGCAGTGGATAGACATAGCCACCCAGGACATGCTCAAAGCCACAGCTTACATGCTTGGCAACCGGATAGAAGTTGGCCCAGAGCCAACCCTTGTCACCGAGGTAGATGAACACTTCTTGGCTCGCTACCTTGAGGCAGCTTCGCAAACGCCAACTGCCGTTGACACTGAAACGACTGGCCTAAACCCGAGGCAAGACATTGTAATCGGAGCTTCGCTTTGCTATGAATCGGACAGAGCCATCGCTTTTGATTTGCCAAAAGCAGACCGAAAGTGGGAAGTATTCAAACGCTACCTGGAAGATCCCACTGCACTGAAGATCACGCAGAACGGACAGTTCGACATTGCCATGCTTGAAGCTCACGGAATCGAAGTGAAGGGGTTGACCTTTGACACCCGTCTAGCCGAACATCTGCTGTCAAGCGATCTGCCCAGCAGCTTGGAATTTCTTCGCAGCAAGTATACGTCTATCAAACCGTACAAGCCATCGGCCAGGGAGCGCAAACAAATTTCCATGTGGACACGCGAAAGGCGGCTGAACTATGGTTGCTTGGACGCTCTCACTACATTCATTGTTTATCAGGAGCAACTGCCGCTGATGGATGAAGGCAACATGAAAGTGATGCAAGAAATAGAGATTCCCTTGGCTTACGTTGTGAACGCAATGGAGAAGCGAGGCGTTGTGGTTGACACTGAAGTGCTGCAACGGATGGAAGAGGACTTCGGCCCGAAGGCCGATGCACTGAGAGCAACCCACTTTGATCCACTTGGTGTAAATCCTAACAGTCCGAAGCAACTTGCTACGCTGTTTGGCATCGCCAGCACTGGAGAAGAAGCTCTAAAAGATCACATCAAGCATGGCCACTCACAGAGTGAGCTGATGGAAATTTTGTTAGAGTACAGAGCATTACAAAAGACATATAGCGTCTATCTGGATGGAGTCCGGCAGCGGCTGGAGTATGGCAGGATACACACCCACTACAAGTCCGGCGGTACTGGCACAGGCCGGTTGAGCAGTGAGAATCCAAATTTGCAAAATGTACCGAAGGCTTTACGCAACATCTATGTGCCGGATGAAGGAAACGTATTTGTCGAGGCTGACTATAGCCAGCTCGAATTGCGTGTACTAGCTGTGATAGCAGATGAAAAGACAATGCTCAACGAATTGCAAAGCGGAATGAACACCCACCACATGATGGGAGAAATCATTTTCAATCGTAAGTGGCCTGTCTTGACTGACAAAGAAAGGTTGTGGACAAAAAATGTTGTGTTCGGCACAGCCTACGGCAGAGGCCCAACCGCAATAGCCAGACAATTCGGAATAACAATTAAGTTGGCCGAAGAGTGGCAAGTAGCCTGTATCAAGCGATACCCTAGCTTGCAAAAGTATCACGTCAGGCAGCAAGGCACCTTCGAACGCACTGGCAAATGTTATACGCCGTTTGGCCGCACACGGCCTATCACAACAGTAACACAAGCTCTCAACACTCCAATACAAAGTAGCGGTAGCGACGTTTGCCTTACATCACTGATCAAATTGCATGATAAGGGCTTCAAGCTGTGCTTCACTGTACACGACAGCATAACAATACAGGTTGAACGGCCCTATACAGTCGATGTGGCTATTGAAATGACCCGTATCATGGAAAGGCCAATACTGGAAATGAACAACCACTGCTTCCCGATCAAACTCAGCACAGGCCACAACTGGAGAGACTTGAACGAGATGAAAATATGAAAGGTAACTCAATAGATGCTATAAGCGAGTTCCTGCCTATTGACGGTTGGCTTGGCGATTACTTGGAGTTTACAAACAACCTTGAGGCCTGCCCAAGGTTCCGCTTCTTTTCGGCAGCTTGCATAATGGGAGCGGCCATAAACAATCAGGTGTGGCTTCAGCGAGGCGACGAGGGACTGCTCTCAAGGCTAATGCCGAACCTGTGGGTTGTCTTGCTTGCTCCTCCCTATAGAGGCCACAAAACATCAACGATCAACATGGCTGTCAACTGTCTGATAGAGGCTTACGAAGATGTCCGCATCTTGGCTGACAAGCTCACGCCCGAAGCCATAGTCCATGCCCTAAGCAGCCCGATGTCGCCGAAGGAAATGATTCGCATAGGACCGAGGGACGCTACCGGACTGATCAAAGCTCCTGAAATGTCCGTCCTCTTTGGCAAACAACAATACAACACCGGCATGGTCAGCTTGATCACAGACCTGTATGACTACCGCTCAGAGTGGCGGAGCGAAACGATTGGCCGGGGCAAAGAGACTCTGAAAAATAATTGTCTGTCCATCATCGCCGGGTCCACTCCGAAGTGGTTACAGTCCATGATCCCGCAAGACGCTTTTACCGGCGGCTTTATGCGGCGGTTCGTCATCGTTGAGATGCCACAAACCTTCAACAAGCGCATAGCAGAGCCGAGCAAGCCAAAGGGAACTGCTTGGGAAAGCATCGTTGAGTCCTTCAAGAAGTTCAAACGGATAGAGGGTAAGATGGAGTGGTCAGCCGAAGGCAAGGAGTATTACAAAGAGTACTATGAGGCGTTTGTCCCGACCAACGACGAACAGTACGACGCATATATGGAAGCTGAGTCCGAACAGGCATTGAAGCTGGCTATGTTGCTTGAGATAAATCAATATAGCATTGTACTGAGTAAAACATCAATCCAAAAAGCAAGAAAAATTTTGGCGAGCATCTTGCCAGAAACACGCTCCCGTATCCAATCCCTCACTACGCACCCAAGGATGCACCTGATACAAGAGATCAAGGAGTTGTTTGAGCAGCAGCCAAAGATAACTGAAACCGAAATGCTGAACAGGGTTTACCGGAGCTTGAGCCAGGGGGAAAGACAATTTTATGAGGCACTGTCCATAATGAAAACGTCCGGCATGATTGAACCTGTTAAGGAAGGCAATGTGTACGCTTACCAACTGAAAGGAGTAAAAAATGATTTATTGGCAAACCGTAAGGAACAAGTTGTTGAAGCATTGCCCGGAGAATGCAACAAACTGGAGCCTGTGGGAGATGTTGTTCTTCCTGAACAAGTGCGAGAGACTTAGCATCCAAGCTATTGCCGATTTGACAGAAGGTGAGTGCGGAAGGACTTCGATCTTGCTGAAGATAAAAGAGCACACATTGGCTAAGACAGATTAGCGTTTGAAGGATTCGCCAGTTCTAATTTTACGATACTTCAAGATAGCCTCATTCCGTGCCTTAGCAGACTTTGCCCCTCTCAGCTCCTTGTGGAACTGTGCATTAAGCTCTTGCTCATGGATCTGATTGATAGCCAACTTCTTCTGTGCCAATTGCCTTGGATCAATCGGAGTCATCTTCAAACCGATGGAACTGAGCATGGCCTGTTCCACTGTAGGTGCGCCATCCTTTTCAGTAATGGCTTCATGCAGCTTATTCCAATCGTTAGTGACGGCAGGTGAGAGCTGATCCCACGCATAGCCAGCCATCTTAGCCCACTTTGTGCCGTTAGGTTCCCAATCATAATACAAGGGTGCTCCGCTTGACTTCTTC